TTATATTTACACTTTATAGAAAAAAGTACGCCGAAATAGGCTCAAACGAGCTCATTTACCACGCAGTTATGGATTTTGGAACAATTTTTTAAAATTTTCAACAGTAATATGTTTTAAATTGTCTAGTCCTTCCAACGATTCTGGAACAAAATAGTGTTCGTCTAGTACTACTCTTATATATCTAATTTTTGGATTTTTCTTTATGACAGTAGAAGTTTGCCTTTGCCAATTTCCAAAATAAGTAGCCCTTTCGTGTTGTTTTTTATAGTTTTCTGTTCCAGCATATAGATTATTTACAAGTTCATTTCTCCTACCTAAACCTTGATAGTCGAATCCAAGTATATATACTTCTTTAGGGTGTTGTAAACTAGCCATATTAAGAGCAGTAGGCCCACTACTCCATCCTAAGTTTGGATTAAAGAGGTTTAATTTCTCAACTGAACGGGTATATTTGTTAGGATTAGACCAAACTTGGTTGTACATTTGATAAGCGTTATGACTGATTTCTCTTATCATTTTTGTATCAACTGCTATTAAATAATCAGGTTTAAACTCTCTATACAAAGCATTACAACCGTATATAGTGCCATGTTGTCTCAATGGTTCTAATAGAATATCTTTCCTACTTGTACCGTTGCCAAGTACAAAAACTATGTCACTTTTTTTAATCTGATGATTTTCGTTAGGAGATTTTTCTGCTGGTTTAGATTGGGGAACCACAGGTGCTATTCGAGAAGCAACTTTAATTTCTTGGTTGCGTCTTGCCTTTTCTGCTTTTTTTCGAGATTTACGCTGAGCTTTAGATTCACCGGGAATATAGGTCTTTGACAATGACTATCTCCTATATAGCTTCTTCACCACCTTGTGCTGCTATGCCATACATTGCCCTTATGTATTCCAAGTCTTTCGTTGCTTCACGCTTGTGAGCATCGTCAGCTCTACGTGCTTTGTTAATATCTTTGAGTGTTAGTCTAGTTTTTCGTGTATCATCCATATCTACAATAGATTCGTCACGGTCAGCGTCATATCTCTGATCGTCTTCCGGTTCCATTGTTTTATCATTAAAGTAATATAGTTCACGTATAATCATAATATTATTTATGCCTCATCGTCAGCATCTGCTACTGGAGACGTTTCGTCACTGGCACCTATATCGTCAGTATCACCTTCTAATTCGTCACCTTGAGTAGCATCTAAGTCGTTGTTTATGTCAGCACCAGTAATGCCAGCATCTCTTAATTGTGCTGCGGCATCAGTATCACCAACATTGAAGAATTCGTCGTTTTCTTCTCTCCACAAGCGTTCGTTTTCTGCTACTTCTTCTTTGCTTAATCCTAGGAATCTTTGTAGAGCAAAACGGTTTGATATAAAAGGTATTTGTTGCATCTGAGCAAAGGTACTAATTCTGTTGCTATCTAGTTCTGCTTGTCTATAACTCGCAAAGTTCTGTGGAGGTTGAAGTGTTAAGTCAAACATTGCTACATCAACATTTATTCCCTTTTGCGCAAGGTATAATTTAAATTCGTTGTTGAATACCTCAGTTATCATGCTCTGAAGCCGTTCGCAATAATTATTAAAACGTAACTCTTGAATGTATGCGGTGCCTACTCTACCATCGTTGTACTGTGAAGCTGAATCATCTGCCCCAGTGGGTAGATAACTTGAAGGAATACGCAACCCACGAACCAACTTGTTAGTAAAATATCGTAAATCGTCTATTTCTCCAAGGTTTGTGCCACCTGGAAGAGTTTCAACTTTTGATCCACGTCCTTCAGCAGTCTGTGGAAAAAAGTAGTCTTCGTTAATTGACAGAGGGTTGTATGAACTGTCTATGACTGTTTGTCCGCCTCCTGTCTTGGATGGGATGCGTCTTTGGTGAATTTCCGTTTTAACACGCTCAACAAACTGCATAGCAAGGTGTGATGGCATGTTGCCCACATCAACGTAGAATACTCTGCGCTCTGGCGCACGTTGGACACGATAGATAATAATCGCATCCTCAAGCAACTCTTTCTGCTTGTATACTTTGAAAATACTTTCTAGTAAACTATTACCAAAAGGAAAGTTTTGATCCAGTCCTTCGCTCATCGACAAGTGAACAACATGCTCTGCGTCAATAGCAGTTTCGTTAGCATCTTGACTATAACGGCTGCTACTTGAGTCAGGTGTACGACCTGTCATGTACTTTTGGTCTAATGTTTGATAACCAGCACCGCCACCTGGGCCATATGCTTGGTTAGTATTAAGTTTTGTAGCACTAAGTCCTTCGTAAGCAATGTTCAAGTCTTTTACTATGTACTGCTCAGGACGCTTGCCTTCACTTTCGTTTACAATAATTTTTGTTACGTTTGCTGGATCTACATGAAACCACTTTTTTGTTTCAGGATCACGGATAAAAAACTGATCACCGTACTTGAATGTATTACGAATAATCTTAAATATTCTTGATTCAAACTGTTGTATCTTACACCACTGTTTTAAATATTGTCCAATAATGTTGACTTCTGTGTTAGTTGGTGCTTTACTAAATTTTAATTTAAATGGTGTTTCGTTTTCTTTATTTTTTTGTGAACAGAACTCAGCAAGTATATCTAAAGCAGCATTTACTTCTGAGTCGTTGTCCATTGTGTTGTACTGAGCGTAACGTTCAATACGATTAGGTGATCCAACATAAACATCAGGCAAGTGTGAACTGTAATTTGCTGCCGCAGGACCAACACCTTGGCCTTTGCTAAAGCTAAATGGCGAATAGCTACCGCCAACGTTCATGCTTGTGGCAACAGGAGTAAAATGTTTTTTCCAACTCATACCATTGCGCCTTTCAAATAATCATTGCTCATACCACGGACACCTCTGTTTACCTGTGATGTTAAGTTATTTTGTTGTACCATTAGATCTCTAATTTGTGCTGTCAATGTATTTAGTTGACTCATTGCTTGTGGCAAGCCGTTAACGGACGCTGCTTCATTTGCGTTTAACACACGCTCACCTGCGTGAATTTGAGCTAAAGTATCTTTAGGTTCAGTTGTTTTACCGGTTGCTCTAAAAGTTCCAATTCTTCTAAAAGGCAATCCCATATCTGTTAAAACACCTTGTAATTCCTTAACCCTACGAGTAGTGGTTCCTCCGTAACTTTTTCTCTTGTATTTGGTAAATGTTCCCTGATCGATCATTTCCTGTCTTTGAGCTTCTCTTTCAGCTACATAATTGGCAATAAAATCCGCTCCTGTTCTACTGCCGTCGCCGCCACCTAAATAGAAACGTATTTCGTCCTCTAACAACTCCCTATCCGAAATAGCTGCATCGCCTAGCATACCTGACTCGTTGATTTTTCTTTTGATTGCTAATACCATGCCTTCAAAAGCACGTTGTAATTTAGTTACTATAGGATCAAATGCTTTCATGTCCATGTTTGAAAATGCTTCTGCTATTTTGTCAATAAGCTGTTGATATACAGGCTCTGCACCTTCTGCTGTATCTAAACCAATTTTCTTTTTGAAAATATTATACAACGAATCAACTTTTCCTTGTTCATTTAAAGCGTCTTCGCCAAAAACTTTCTTTTTCATTTCTCCTAACAATCCGTTTTTCTCAACAGCTACGTTGTCTATACCAGAATAAGTTAACATTACGTTGTAAGCAGCATCCATTAAATATCCAAAGCCATCGGTAAGATATTTTGTCACACCTTCACCTTGGAATGCTTTTTTTATACCATCTCCAACCTTTGATAATAAGCCACCTTGTCGTGTACCTCTACCAGGACCTCCTGGTTCTGTTTGAATTTCTCCTAAAAAGAAATCAACAATAGCTTTACCAGCATCTTGTATTTTTTGTTTGAAAAAGTCAATTGGTGCTTTACCAGATTCGACATGAGCTGTAAACTCGTCTACAAATGTAGATATAGGAGCAACCAAATTAGTGTTTACCCAATCATCTACAGCAGTAACAAAAGAATTAACACTTGCTGAAGCATTTTTAAAACTGCCGTCTGCTTCTGCTGGTCCAAACA